ACATTTGCATTGCTGCCTGCATGAAAGCGATAAACATCAGAGCTGCCATGCAATGTGCTGTTTAGTTGCACCTCAAATAGTTCGATAATGGCGCTAGGAGCCAAAGCAGAAACGTCCTCATAGACGCTGCTAATTGCAGTCCAGACACAGGTGTTGTCTGTAATCGTGCTGCCAATGTCAGTCGGCCAGCTCGGCTCACTGCTAGCAGAAGTACCAGCAGTAGTGCAACGAAACCACAGGCCAGAAGCCTGTTCTGTCGTCGCCCTGCGAATGTCGCCAACAGAAAAAGCTGTACTAGCGGCCCAAGCTGCTACTGCCATTACGGTTCAAATACTTGACGGAAAGTTGCCGAGATCTCGTTGACGTTGGCGTAGCGATGTGTGCGCTGCCAGCTATCAACGACCCACTTGTACGCAGTGGTGTCATCAAGCGGTGTCCAATCGAACGCAGCATTGTCTGCAGCTCGTGCATCAAAGAATGCCTCGATGGCATCAGCATCAGTGCTGTCTTTTGCAGTCCACTTAAGTTGCCAGACACGCGGATTTTGATTTAGACCGTAGGTCAAGCGGATTTCAAATCCGTCACCGTATTGCACCTTGCGAACCACAGGAGCAGATTGACGAACAGCACCAAAGTCAGGCGTTGTACCGCCTGTGCTAGTGCCAACAGTCGCGTCGTTAAATGTTGCCATCAGACTCCTGCCAACATGCCGCCAGGACGCTTCTGCTTCAGCAACTCAGCCTGTACAGCAGCTCCGATTGCCTTGCCGAGTTGATCAGCTTGGTTGGAGTCGCCTTGCACAGCAGAGCCTGAGGCATCAACGTTCACCACTACGTTACCGACGCCACCACCTGCTGCCTCAACACCAAGACGACCTGACGGACCACGACGCAGCGGCATGATTGCTTCAGGGCCAGCCTCGCCCATGAGGCCAATACCCTTAGCAAAGGGGAACAAAGTTGGCTTGTTGACTATGCCACCTTTGGCAAAAGGAACAAACCCTGATTGGTCATAAACGTTTCCGTTTGCATTAAGGAACGGAAAGATTTGCTTGAGGCCAAAGCTAATAAATAGTGAGCCCGCTTGCCGCAAAACATTGCCTAAAGCCTCCCCAAGGCTTTGAGCCCCCATGATTGCTTTGGTCAGGTTGTCAACAACGCCTTGTTTGATTGTCTTGCCAATTTTTTTAAATTGTTCTTCAACGCTTTCCGCTTCTTTCTTTACTTCCTTTAGCTCTGGCTCGCCCATCTTGGCGTCCCTTCTGAGCTTGAGAATACGCTTCCTGAATTTCTCCTCTACGCCAAGTATTTCGACAAGTTTGGTGTTGTCATCAATTTCGCCTGCATTGAACTTTTCAGTTATTTCTCTGAGGCCAATTTGCCTATCAAAGTCTGCAGCTATCTCTAAGTTGTTGTTTTTAATTGCTTCAAACCTCTTCTGTTCAAGATCGAGGATTTCTGCGCTTGTAGTTTTTACCTTTGTCTTCAATTCGCCCTCACCACTAGGATCGCCAACGCCTGGCAAGGCTGATTGCTTCACATCTGCCGCAGCACCGAAACCAGTCAAATCCCTGAGAGTTGCTTGAGCAGCTTGAAGCTGTTCTCTTTTTTGCTGAAGTAATACCTCGGTTTCCCTTATGTCACTCTCTCTAATCACCCCTGGCCCGAACCTGCGCTCAATTCTTCTGCGCTCTTCTTGCTTAGCAAGCATGCGCGTAATGTCTTCTGAAAGTCTCTGAACTTTATTCCTTGTGCCTTGAGCACCAAGCTCTAAGAACAAGTTCAAGCGGGCCGTTGCTGCATCAATAAATTCAATGATATTCGTGAACGTAACTTGGAATGCTGCACCAATTGGCTTGAGCAAAGTACCAACGTTCTCCTGCAGCCTTTCCAGCACTTTCTTCAAGCGATCACCAGCAGCGTCAGGGCTGTCTGCAATCTCTTTTGCTGTTTCTCCGTATCGATCAAATAGCTCTTCTGCGAACTTCTGGAAGTCCTGCAGGCTGACTTGGCCCTGCTCCAAAGCCTTATCAAGCTCAGCAGGGGTCTTGTCCATTGAGTCGGCAAACAGCGTGAACGCACCAGGCAAACGCTCACCAATTTGCTGACGAAGCTCTTCTGCAGATACCTTGCCTTTAGAGAAGACCTGTGCAGTTGCAGTCAGTGCTGCATCAACGTCACCAAGAGAACCACCTGTTGCTCTTACAGCAGCAACAATGCCTTTGAAAGCGGTCTCAGAATCCTTGAGGTTGCCTCCAGCTCCAGATACAGAAGCCTGCAATTTCGTAAATTGCTTTGTGACAACGCTCTGAGGAATAGCAAAATCCTCAGTTTGTTGTTGAACAAAGTCAAGAGCTTGTGTGTACTCTCCTTGGCCCTCAGTAACGCCCCTCAAAGCGATTCTCAGCTTTGAAAGCTCAGCTGCGTACTCAGCGGTTGCACCAAGTGATTGCCTGACATTGCCAGCCACTGCTCCAATACCCGCACCAACCGCAGCACCAGCAGGACCGCCAACGGCCAAGCCAATGGTTGCGCCTATTGCGCCTTCAGGGCCACCGAAAACACCGCCAGCAGCAATCGCGCCGACACCCTTAGCTAGGGCAGCTGCACGGCCTCCACGCTGTGTTTTACGACCTTCAGCCTTCGCAAGTGCCTTATCTAATTTGTTGACCTCAACCGTGGCCTGCTTGAATTCTTTGCTTGTTAGATCGACAGAATCGCGCAGAGCCATGAAGGCATCTTTCTGCGCACGCAGGTTATTTACAGAGTTCTTGGTATTGACCTGCAGTTCCTTGATGTTTGCAATCTGCTTTTTGAAGTCAACGTTTGATGCTTTGACTTCCTGCGAAACACGACGTACAGCAGTTTTCAGCCTGTTAAGGCCCTGCAGATTCTCGACCTCTGCTCTGATTTTCAGGACTGTGGGATTTTCAGCCATCAGTTCTTCTTGTTAAAGCAGTTCAGAGCGGTGTACTCCATAACCTGCAAGCCTTCAAAAAGCTCTTGCTGGTCATCCACTGGATACAGTCTACAAAGCCATTCAAGCGCCGCATAGTCCAACCCAACGGCACCACTCATGCTTGTGCGCCATTGCGTTTGCATACGCATGAACATATCTACGATGTCCCGATTCTCTTCCCATACCTCGAAGTCTTTATCGACCTCGTCTAATTCCAACGCAGCAAGCTGATCCTCTGGCATGCCTAATGCCTTCAGATCAGCCTCGCGCTCATCAATCACGCCGCCTTGCGCCCAATACTGGGCTGCGGCTTCTAGTTTTTTGCTTTGGCCCCTTGCAGGCTTTGCAGGTAAGCCTCCATGACACCACGGACGAAGTAGGTGTCATCCATTAACTCGGCCTTCATGTCTTCAGTGAAGGCAATGGGAGTGCCGTCGTCATCGACAACATCCTCCCAACCAAGAAGGACCTCGTCCATCAGCTCAGCAGTGCGAGCGTCGTCGAGATCCTCAAAGGCTTTACGACCAACTCTTTTGAAGATGGCCGTAAACGTTTCTTTCTTGTACTGACCGTTGTCGGGTAGTTCTACCGTGACAGGCCACTTGTAAGAAGTGACCTTGGTGTACTTAAAACCCATGAATTAGGTGAAAGCCAGACTGAAGGAATTATTACCTGCAGTTGTAGGAAGTGCCAAGTAAGGCATCGTCAGGCTGATAACACCGTTGGTGTCGCCGTAGCTAATCCCAGTCACATCAGTCTGCGCCATCGTTAGCGTAGTGATGTTGCCAGCAGTAGCGCCAAGAACGATGCTGCTGTTTGCGGTGCTGTTACCGCGTGCATCCTCGAAATAGTCAGTGGTGCTACGAGCAGGAGCCTCGATCACAGCGGTGCCACCAGGAGCACGATCAACAATCAGTGCTTGCTTGGAAGAAGCAGTCTCTTTGTAAATCAAGCTGTTGTTCAGAGCAAAGTCCAAAGACTCAATGCGCTGACTGGTCTCACCGAAGAACGTTGCGGTGGTGATGTTAGTGTCGTTGACCTCAAGAGCTGCAGCCTGGTTAGCAACAGTGAAGGTGCCACTCAGCGCAGTACTGTCTGGGTTGTTGTAGATGCCAGTGAACTGGAAGCTCATCGTGGCAAGCTGTCCAGACGAGAGGCTAATGCTCATCGTGCCGCGAGCACCAGTGATCTTATGACGAGTGCCGTCATAGAAGCAGTACAAAGTGACTGAGTCGAAGCTGCTGCTTACAGGTGCATAAGTTGCACTTGTATCGCTAACAATGGTTTCAGAGCATCCACATGCTTTAAGCAAAGGCCCATAAGCAGGAGCAGTTCCAGCAGTACCACTACCCCCCAGTTCAACATCGAAGCTGACGCTCACCCGCTTGTTAGCAGTCAGTGTGCCGCGAGAGCTATTGCCAATAAATCCTTGGAATGATGCAGCTTGAACGTTGTCGGACTCCATAGGAGTCAGCTCAAGGCTGCTGATCTGAATCGCGTTACTTCCGCCTACGGGACTTGGATCCGTTCCCTCCGTCGCCTCGATCTTCGCCAGAAGGAACTTTTTGCGAGTCAGTGCCATTTTCTTTGGGGGCGGTGGGTGCTGAAATCAGTGTAGTTTCCCCTG